GTTGGATCCTGCAATCTAGTACGATCGTACCTGAAATCTTTTATGTAACAAGCAATAAACGGTGCAGAAGTTAGTACATTTTCACTGCCCTTCTTTAATATTTGTGCAGTTTGTCTACTAAGGTCGCCGTATCTAACCGGAATTTGAATTAAATTTCCCTTGCCATCTTTATAGCTGAAGTTACTCATAACTCGTATAAATTGAGTCACGTATCTTCTTATTTGGCCGTCGTAAAAATAATCTGACATATTAATTATCCGCTGTGGGTTTTAAGACTCTACTTAGAGCCTGCTTCTCTTTGACAATCTTACCGGCAATAGTCGAAGTGGAATTGTTGTTGATAAAATCAGTTTTCTGAGTTTTTCTAACTTTTGCGCCCATCATTACCGCAGCATAATCATTAGCACCGGTGTTATCCATAGTCATTCTAACATTTTCTTCGAACATTTTCCAATGTTTACCGTCATATCTAAATAATCTATTAGGTAAGTAGTCAGTCCTCAAATAAAACTGTCCATCCATTGGTGTTGGCGGGAAATTAATACCCTGACCAAAAGGCATCCCGTTTGGCGGTATCCCATCTCCAGTCAAATATCCCACATATAAATCTCTAGAAGGACTCTGTAGTACAATACTGGCATCATACACTGCATTATCAATGCTAACATCTTTGGTATCGCTAGATACATCAGCAATATCCATTAGTGCATTTTCTTTTAATGGCAATACATAATATCCAGTAGTATCGTATCCGCTCTGGGGAGCATCAAGTTCGGCTTGAGCAATGATTTGATTATTGATTTCAATGCTCTTCGAATACGTACTGAGTAAATCTCTAAGTGTACTGCCATCGCCGTTTCCGCTATCGCCATCTAAAATTTCTTTAAATTCTTGGCTGTCGACTAACGGAGAGCACTTTGCTTTTAATAAATGGGGATACCAAGTGGGGCTAAAACCCGCTGCTGGTCTAGTTACTTCTTGCACTACATAGAATCTTTTTAAAGCACGAATGTTATTTTGATCTAATCCATATTCATCTTGTAAATGTGGCAATTCTAAAACATCGCCTGCCATAAGTTTTCGACTTAGTGCATCTACACTACTCTGTATGTGAAAATGCATCATGATATTGTCATTATTCAACATTATACCAAACTGGGTAAGATTGAAATCCAAGTCTTGCATGGTGTAAATGCCACGAACTATGTAAACATCGGGATCGTATTTCCTGTCCCTATTTTCCATCAATAGGACATCTTGAATTCCCAATTCTCGAATGGCATTTCCACTAGTATTGGGCTGAGTTGGAGTAGCTTCTCCTCCAACATCATCGGGGCTGACTGGACCTAAATATTTGTGAATATAAATATCCGTCCCGCCCACCTGAAATTGTTCGTTGATTAATCGGTCTATGAATTTAAAATCGTTGCCCTTTTCAGGACGGTACATTGAGAGTCTTGGCATAGTACTGTATTTAACTAAATAATCATATGACTGATACCGAATCTGCCCGACAAATAATTATAGAATATGTTAAAACAATGCTAGGCTCTGGCATGGTTGACGTAGAATTAGACCCCGTTCATTATAATGTTGCGATTGATAAATCATTAGCAAAATATCGCCAACGCAGTAGTAATGCCGTAGAAGAAAGTTTTGGTTTTTTAACTTTAAATACCGATAATAATGACTACGTGATGCCCAAAGAAGTCGTAGAAATTAGACAGCTTTTTCGTAGAAGTATAGGTAGTAGAACTGGTGGTGGAGATGGCGGTAGCTTATTCGAACCATTCAATTTGGCCTACAGTAATACCTATTTGCTAGCTTCCACTAACATGGGAGGCTTAGCAACGTACTATGCATTTGCCAGCTATCAAAAACAAGTGGGTAAAATGTTCGGCGGCGAGATCAACTTTACCTATAACAAAACCAGTAAGGTATTGAATATAATGCAACGTCCTAGAGCAGGGGAAGAAGTATTAGTTTGGATGTACAACTACCGCCCAGATTTTAATCTTTTGGACGACATGTACGCTGGACAATGGATTAAGGATTATGCACTGGCAAATGCCAAGGTAATCTTAGGCGAAGCAAGAGAAAAGTTTGGAACTATTGCCAGTCCGCAGGGCGGAACACAGTTAAATGGTACTACCTTAAAGACTGAGGGCAAAGCCGAAATGGAAATTTTAGAGCAGGATTTGATCAATTACAAAGAAGGTGGCACGCCACTAACTTGGGTAACTGGATAAAGGTTGACTTACAGGCGCCGATCCTGTACACTTTATCTATGCGTCAAATTGAAGTATTTTACCACGTATTAATACCACCGGATATTAGGGCATGCCATTGGCCCTGGTTGATAGATTTGCAGTTGTCTCTAATTAGAGACAGTCAATTATCTTCTATCGCCAAGATTAATATGGCTATTACAATGCCTAAACACTGGGCATTTATACATTCTCCAACATTGACGTTTAGAAAAAACAAAGAAATAACAGCTGAAATCAGTTTTGAAAGTAAAGTCAGAGAATATATAAATCTAAGATATCCATTTGTTAACATACTGGACATACGTGATAGCGGAGAACCTAATTTATGTGAGGGTCAAACACTAAAACTATTATGGGACAGATGTAATGAAGTTGATATCGATGTGCTGTACATACACGGAAAGGGAGTAATCAGTTCTTCCGCTCCAGTAGCAAATTGGCGCGATATACTAAATCATTATTTCATTAAAAATTGGCCGTCCGCTGTTGCAAATTTGCAAAATGCAGATGTAGTGGGAATCAAAGATGCAACTCCGGAAACTGAAAAGCTCATGACCAGTGGCAATTTTTGGTGGACTAAATCAAGTCACGTACGAAATCTACCCGATCCGATCCAGTCACAACTCTATATGTCCGATCCAGTGTTTCATCCCAGTGGTCCCAGTTACAGATGGGCCATGGAATACTGGGTTAGATTAAACAACCCTTCCTTTCATTGCTTAGTAGACACTAAAACCTGTCATTTTGACGATTACTGTTTCTTGGAAGATTTGTTAAAGTTAAATCATTGACATAGTAATTTGTTTGTAATAAACTATTGTTAATCAGGAGAGATTATGATTATCGGAGTTTGCGGATTTATTGGTTCGGGAAAAGATACAGTGGCAGATTACTTAACTAACTTTCACGGCTTTAGACGAGAAAGTTTTGCCAACAGTCTTAAAGATGCAGTTTCTCATGTCTTTGGTTGGGACAGAACCATGCTGGAGGGGCGCACAAAACATGCTCGTGAATGGCGAGAACAATTAGATTTATGGTGGAGTGAACGTCTTGGTATACCCGAATTGACTCCTAGATGGGTGTTACAAAACTGGGGTACCGAAGTGTGTCGTAAGGCATTTCATGATGATATCTGGATTGCTAGTTTAGAAAACAAACTCCGTAATTCAAAAGACGATATCGTAATTAGCGACTGCCGCTTTCCTAACGAAATTAAATCTATCAAAAATGCCGGGGGTATTGTAGTGCGGGTGATACGTGGACCAGAGCCAGTATGGTACGAAGCTGCGCTAAATGCAAACAGCGGCGAGAATGGAAATACTACCTGGGCATTGAGTAAGAAAAGATTAGAAAAACTTAAAATACATGCCAGCGAAACTGCTTGGGTGGGTACTAATTTTGACGCAATATTGGATAATAACAATAGCATCGATGATCTGTATGCTCAAGTTATAAGTCTGGTACCAAATCACCCTGACGCCACTTAACTCCATCTTTGTGCAGGACGCGCTGGCAGTTGGCGCACACGGTCTTTAAGTTTGTATGTCGATGGTTCATTAAATTCCCATCGACATAAAATACATTAAACTGTTCGGAAAATTTTGACGTAAAACTACATTTTTCACAAGATAGTTTTTTCTTATATCCGGCCTGGGCCCATAGTGGCCTAGTTTCTTTACGTCCTCTGCTGCAATGATCGCATCTAGATCGATAGAACGGCAACCCTTCTTTATAGTAGTTAATAGCTACAGGACGTTGTCCACATTCTTTACATAATTTTCTCATATCCGCCCTTTTTGGTGCCCTTTCATATCAGTATTTAACCGCCAATTTTTTGGATATACTGCTAAATAAAACAAAGTAATCCACTAAGGAGATTTTACTCATGGCCAATTTAAGTTCACCAGGAAT